ATTTCGAGATACCTGTAAAATTAAAGAGTGTCAAGGGTAATCAAAACCCTGACATCTTCATTAACTTTGCCAACGAAGATGATGATAAATATCTAAAAGGCAATATTTTGGCATACGCATATTATCCACAGACAAGTCATTCAGGCAAAATTGTGTTCAATGAGAAATTTCTTTGGTCATTAAATGGCAAAGGCATTAACGGACATGACGCATTTCCTGATCTTTATTCTTATGGGACTAAAACCAAAATTAAGACTTTCAACATGGTTCATGTTTTGATTCACGAAATCGGTCATTCACTCGGTTTAACGCATGACGCAAATAATGACAACAGCGTGATGTGGTTTCAATATAATGGACAATTACATCTTAATGATTATGACATTCAACGAATAACGGACAAGTATGGCAAACGCAGGTGGAATCCTAGAGTTTACAAATTTGTAAAAAGATGGCTATCAAGACGAAAGAATGGCTTGTAGTTGCACTTGTCATGAAGATGGTGATATGATGTGCAGGCATTGTATTCTAGAACATATTTTGAAACAAGAGGACTAAATGGATTATAACGTTGCAATTTATGCTGTGGCATGGGTGATTGTAATTTGGGCAATATTTGGCTTGGTTGCCCATGCTGATTATATGGAAACATTAAATCTGTATCTTAAAGATAATCCAAATGTCTGCATAATGTCACCTGATCCAAATGAGGAAGAATATCATATTGCCATTCATGAACTGACCAAAGCAGCAATACAAACTTGGCAGTACAAACTAACAGCAGAAACAGGTGGTGATTGGGATTTTCCAATGTATGATTATCCATTTGATTATCATGACAAACTATCAACAGATGATTTTCCACATTGTAATATTTTCATAGCATTTGAAAAAAACTCTAGTGGAAAGACATTAGGAACGACAGGCTTTGATTATTCTAACTCAAAACACAAGTGGGCATACATTACGGTATGGACATATAATTATGAAAATGTTAAATTTACAATAACGATTGGTGGTGATAACAAACAAGAAAGTATCAAACTTGAACAAAAACACCTACCTTTAGAAGCAATATACAATATTATATTACATGAATTTGGTCATGCACTAGGAATAGGACATTATCAAACACTTGATGAGAATTGTAAATCACTTAATGACAATCCATGTTCTGACCGTTCAATTATGTTTCCAAGTCTTGAACCATTCTCAACTAAAATAAAACAAGTTACAAGTGAGGACATTCAGATGATGATAAGACTTTATGGTGAAGATGGTTTTGGTTATCCTAATCCTGCATGGAATCCAAAGTCATGTGATTTTTTAGATGGTAAATTGGACAAATGTAGATGAGTTATTGGAACAACTTTTGGATTTGGTATGACAAGCATACAACAAAGTCATTATTGATAACAGCAATCATAATTTACATTCAGATACCACACATGATATGGGCAGGTGATGTATTTTTACAAACAGGAATAATCAGTTATCACAATGTTGTCTTGGATTTTTTTCTGTATGGAATAGACCTGATTGAAGTAATACCAATGATAAACATAGCCATGCTAATCTATTCAAAAATAAAAAAGAAAAGTTGTGGTTAGTAAGCTTTTACAGATGTTAACCAACCAACTAATTGCACACCATCATCATCAGGTGTGGCTTCTATGAGAGTGCATTTACTTGAATCCCATTTTTTCTCATCAGGACTAGCAATCATCATTTGCCCTAAGATTCGAGATACCATTACCGTTCTCTCATCACCTGCAAATTGTGTTGGATTAAGTGGTGATACACTAATGCACACAATACTTCCAACTTGCACTTTGCCTGTGTATGATTCTTGGTCATACACCATTCTCTTGGTTTTCATACATACCCTAGAAACAAGGGCTATTTAAGTATGAATACACATGAATACCTTTAATAACACTACATTGGTGGGGTAGTCATGTGGAAAAGCAAATCCGAACAAAAAACAATAACTAAAGCAGGACTACATGAGATAACAACTAAACTTGTTGAAGACCTCGAATATGAATTGAGTTATGCCAAACAAATATTGGCAGAACTAAAAGACAGTGATGTTCCAATCGAAGACTTGGACATAACAAGCGAACTTGACTATCTCATAAGGGACTTGAAACCTGAATATGAAAAGCAATCAAGAGCATTTGACACATATTCAGATCAACTAAAAGAAGTCCTAGAGTATATCCAATCAAAGAATAAACAGTAACCTTATTCTTTTTTCCTTTTTTTATTTTATTAGTTCCTTTTTGATACAAAAAGTATCATTTTGTGAGTAGAAAATGGCACTAAATGATACTGAAATTTTAGTAATGCAAACTATGGTGATGAGGTTAAACGAAGTAGATTCACTAGCATGGATTCATGCACATCAAGAGAATGTCAAGAAGAAGATGGACAGGCAGAGATTCTACCGTATCAAGGGCAAACTAAAATCAACAACTGAAAAACGTAAATTTGAATTACAAAAGCAAGGACTATGGGAACAGCACTTGGAAAGAATAGACCAACTAGAAACAGCAATAAAATTCTCATGGGAAAATTATCACAGGGAACAAAACCCTACTAGACGACAGAAAATACTTGACAGTATAGTAGCAATACAACCATTGTTATCCACATATTATGCAGCAACACAAGAGGTAATAGAACATGACGCAGAAAAAGGAATACAAAATACAGGACATTTATCCAAGCTTCCAAACTGAACATGACGCAGTTGAGGAAGATACTTCGACAGAGATTAAGAAATTAAAATTCTTCTGTGGCAAGATAAACGAAAAAAATAACTGTTGCTTTAGCCATAGAGTAGGATTACCACAACACCCAGCAACATTATCACCAATGAAGTTTATGCCACACCAAGATGATTTGGTCAAACAGGCGTTATCACCAAAGCATTTGAAATTCCATGTGAACAAATCACGACAGATTGGGCTTACAGAAATCTGTTTAAGGATAATACAATACCAAAGTTTCCACAAATATGAGGGGGGTAGAGTGATGATCATAGCAGGAACAAGAGAAAAAACCACAAAAAAAGTAATGTCTAGGCTTAGGCAATTATACAAACCCATAGATGGAACAGTGGAAAATTCATCAAATGACCTACTAATCAAGTTAAAGAATGGCACAGAGATAGAGGGATTGCCAAGTAATTCAGAAGCTATTAGAGGGGACACAAAGATTAGAGCAATACTAATTGACGAGGCAGCACACTTTGGAATAGTTGATGACAGTGTTGTATTGGACGCAGTAGAACCTATTGTAATGACTAACAAGTCAGACCTATTCCTAGTGTCCACACCAAGATCACAGAGGGGATTTTTTTATGAAATTTCAAAAACTGAAAATGACTTTAAGAAATTACACTATGACTATACCAATGCAATAGGTTGGATTTATTCAAAAGATGAGATGGACGAAGAACTTAAACGCACAGATATTGACGTTGACCAAGAATACAGATGTCAGTTTACGAGTGCAAGAAACAGTATCTTTGGTGTTATTAGTGACGAAAGTTCAGAAGATTTTGAGGTAGAAGAATATTGATCAAAGAGGAAGATTTGCCAAACATATTTCAGTTAACACTTGCACAGGAAAGTAATTCAAACCAAGTAGAAGCATTGACAGAAATAGTTCAGGCACAGGAAATACAACTTAATCTTATCAAAGAAACATTACAGATACAACATGAGGTTTTAGAACTATTAGTCACAAGAGGAAAAAATGAGAATAGCAGGGATTGATAGTGGAAAGCAAAGAGATAGTTTTGCCTTTGTAGGTATTGAGGTAAAAAACAATAACATCTAT